ATTGCACCGTCATGAACTGGACCTTGCGCATGGACCACAGCTTGTCCATGAACTTGTCGGCGCTGAGCTCCGTGTCCTTGAAGCGGCAGCGGTGGTAGAACTGCCCAGACCAGGTCAGCAGGTGGCCGGCCGCGGGCGCGGTGGTGAAGGTCACGACGCCGGCGGACGAGACGCTCGCGCCGGCGCCGACGTTCGAGCCGTTGTCGAAGATGGTCACGGCGCCGTTGAAGTCGTACACGGCCTCGGAGAAGCCGCCGTATGCGCGCACGAGCTGGAAGACAGTGGTGCTGCCGTTGCCCGTGCCGAAGAGCTCGGCGGTGGCCGTGTTGTCGTCCGGGTCGTTGAACAGGAACGAGTCGAACGGGCCGCCGACCAGGTTGTAGAAGCCGACGATGGACTGCAGCTCGGTCCACGCGCCGCGGGTGCGCAGGAACTCGTAGGCCAGCGAGTAGTCGTACCGCACGTAGTTGGAGTTCCTGGCGCGGAACTCACGCAGCGACGGCGTGGTCTTGATGGCGACGGGCGGTGCCAGGACGGTGCGGCTCACGCCGAAGTCCAGGCCCGCCAGCGTCGGGTAGATCAGGTTGCTCACTTCAGCCTCCTCGGCGGTACTTGCGGCCGTTGCCGGTGACCTTCAGGAGCTCGTTCTGGTGCATCATCCAGAAGCCCCCGGGCATCGGCGTGGCGTTGATGGTGAGGCCGCCGGCGTTGCGGCCGTCGGCCATGTCGCGGACCGCGTTGGCCTGCTCCTTCGGGAGGATCATCTCCTCCTCGTGGGTCTGCACCATCGGGTTCATGCCGCTCGGGATGTCGTAGCCGCCGCGGGCGGACTTGACGTTCGACTGCATGCCCATGGTGGCGGCGAACACGGCGGCCATCGCCGCGATGGCCAGGATGGGGCCGACGTACGGGATGTCGGCCATCGCGGACGCGGCGCCGGAGCCGGCCTTGGCCGAGTCGCCCGCAATGCCGGCCAGGTTGATGGCCTTCTCGGTGGCGAACGCGGCCAGCTTCTTCTCGATGTACTGCGCGAGGTAGCTGGCGACGGCGCTCAGGCCCTCCTGGTACATGCTCTTGACGGCCTGCGACCAGGTCTTCTGGTGCATGAGCAGCTGCTGCATGGTCGTGGCGAAGCTGCTGCCGATCTTGGAGAAGAGCGTCTGGTAGTCCTTCAGCGTCTCCTGGTTGTCCTTGATCTCGAGGGCGCGCACCTTGTTCATGTGCGCACGCTCCTCCGCGTCCAGCTCGTCGTTGAGCTTGCGGAGCGCCACGACGTTCTTGGTCGGGTCCTTGGCCAGGATGGCGAGCCGGGCGTCGATGCCCTCCTTGGTGATGCGGAAGCGCTGCTCCTCGAGCTTCTGCTCCTCCTTGATCTGCTCCTGCGCGGACATGATGCCCAGCGCGACCTTCGCCTCGACCTCCTGGCGCTCCGCGTCGAGCGCCAGGGTGCCCATCTTCTGGGCGTGCGCGACGCGCTCGTCCTCCAGCTGCGCCTCGGCGGCGCGCAGCTCCTTCTGCACGGCCAGCTTCGCGTCGGCCACCTTCTTCTCGACGGCGATGCGGTCGGCGCCGGACACGCCTGCGTAGTCCAGTACGTCCTGCCAGTACTGCTGCTCCTGCGCCTTGCTGTACTCGCGCATGTTGTTCTCTTCGGCGAACTTGGCCTTCTCCTCGGCCAGCACCGCCTCGTAGACGCCGAGGTCCGCGGACTTCTCCTGCTTGGGCGGTTTGAACTCGCCCATCGTCTTGGTGCCCTTCTTGCCGGTGCTGGCGGCTGGCGTCTTCTCGCCCCACATGCGGTCGAGGTCGCTGGCGAAGGCGTCGGACGCCTCCTTGGCCGCGTCCCTGGCGGACTCCTTGACCCGGTCCATGGCCTGGTCCCACCGGTCGGACATCTTCGAGCCGTCGTCGCCGATGTTCTTGACGGACTGCGCGACGTCCTGGAACGCCTTGCCGAAGACGTCGCCCATCTGGCCCGCGGCCTTCTTCGCGCCGGCGAAGTCGCCGGTGAAGAGGTCGTACATGATGGCGCCGAAGAGCTTGGCCTCCTGCAGCATCGCGTCGAAGATGGTGCCGAAGACGTTGCCCACCTCGACGATCATGTCGGCGAAGATGGCGCCCTCGTCGATGATGGTGTTGAGCGCCTCGAAGATGCCGTCGGCCGACACCTTGACAACGGCTGCCAGCGTCCGGAAGACCAGCAGCAGGCCGGTCATCGCGCCCTTGAACACGGCGACGACGGCCGGGCCGGAGCTGGCCAGGTACTCGGCCAGCTCGGTGAAGACGGGCATCACGGCGTCGCCGATCGTCTTCATCACGGCGTCCATGACCTCGCCGACCTCGTGCATGGCCAGCTTGTACTTCTTGTTGGCCTCGACGTTCTGCTGCGTGACCACGAGGCCGAGCGCCTCGTTCCGCTCCTTGGCCTCCTCGAGCACCGAGTTGTTGAGCTTCTGCAGCTTCATCACGTCGTCGATGGACCGGCCGAAGAGCTGCTGCGCGGCCGTGGTCTGGTCCAGGCCGGGCCGGTAGGTGTTCACGGCGTTCAGCGCCTCGGTGAACACCTCGTTGGCATCGCGCAGGTGGCCGTTGGCGTCCCGCGTCTCGATGCCCATCTTGTTCATGCCCTCCTCGTTGCGCCGCAGCTGCTGCGAGAAGCGCTGGAAGGTGCCGACGTAGGTGTCCGCGTCCGAGCCGATCATGCCCAGCGCGGAGTTGAGGGTGCCGGCCTCCTCGGCGGAGATGCCCAGCGACTTCGACAGCCGCAGCACCTCGCCGGTGAGCTTGGAGGACTCGGCCATCGCCTCCTTGAAGAACTTGCCGCCGCCCACGACGGCGGCCAGGGTGGCGAAGAGCCCGGTAAGCTTCCCGAAGGACTCGCCAAGCTCGTTCAGTGCCGACTTCATGCCGGATACGCCGCTCTGCACGGCGTCTCCGGCGGTCTTCATCGCCTCGACGGCCCCGGACCCGTCCCCGGAGATCACTACCTTCGCTTCGGTGTCGCTCATCGCCTTATCTCCGCGGCGGGTAGGCCCGCCATGAACTGCTCAACGTCTGATTCTTCTTCCTGGGACGAGCCCTTGCCCCAGCCCAGGTACCTGGCCACCGCGACGTGGACGGGGGGACTCGACCGCCACGCCTTGTTGAGGCCCTCGAGCCTCGGCAGGGTCATGCGCTCGTCGATGTACTCCCACGTCCACCCCGTGGCGGTTATCAGGAACCCGTAGAGCTCGTCCCAGTCGAAGGGTCCGCAGGCGACCCCTTGACGCTCTCCTCGTACTCCCGGCGCTTCATGCCGCTGACGTCCATGACGCACTGCATGACGTGCATCATGTTGCCAGCGTCGAGCACGTCGTCGAGGAACGAGAAGTCCATGTCCGGGTAGTTGCGCCTCAGCGCAGCCTCCGTGAGCTTCCGTACCAGGTCGATGGACTCGTCCGCGAGCGCGGCGTTGTTGTCGAAGTTGGCCATCTCGGCCCGGAACTTCTTCAGCGACTTGAAGGACAGGGGAGGCAGCACCAGCACGCGCGGCTTGCCGTCTGACGACCGGCCGAGCTTGATGGGGATGCCCTCGAATTCGACGTCTTGGGGTGCCATTGGAATCTCCTAGCTGTGGTTGGTGGGAAGGTCTTACTCGTCGAGGTAGCGGTACAGCACGTTGCCGGCCGAGTCCGAGAAGCAGTCGAAGTCCATCTCGGGGACCATGTAGTCGTCGAGCTTCGACTGCCAGGCCAGCTTCGAGCTGATGGCCTGCGGGTAGCGCGTGCCGAAGTTCTTGCCGTTCTTCGTGAAGAAGATGTCCAGCTGCACCACCGGGGCGTTGCCCATGGGGATGTTCTTCACGTTGAGCTGCGTCGCCGTCGGCGCCTGCACGTTGGTGTTCGTGTAGGCGAAGCTGATGAACACCGTCTTGCCGGTGTCGGCGGCCGCGAAGGTGTACACCCCGGCGGCGACCGAGTACTGGCCCGTCGCCGGCGCGCTGGCGACCTTGGTCATCGGTCGGCCGTTGGAGTCGCGCACGCCCATGTCCGCCGCCCACACGCCGGAGTTCGGCACGGTCGGCGTGACCTGGAACGGCGTCGTCGGGATGACGGCGCCGGTGACGTCGAAGACGTAGGACGTGCGGCCGGTGGTGAGCGTCTGGCCGAAGAACAGGCTGCTGACCGCGAGGCCGTTGACCTGGCCGAACTTGCACTTCACGCCGATCTTGCCCTTGCCGCGGCCGGCGTCGACGGGGAACTGGTTCTGGCCGTACAGCAGCTTCGTTTCGAAGGACTCGTCCATCGAGACCTCCTGCGACACAGCGAGCTGCACGGGCGTGCCGTTGGCGACGGCGTTGCCGAAAGCATCGACGAGCGGGGTAGCCCAGATGATGCCGGCGCCGAAAATGTACTGACTCATTTGAGCCTCCTCAGGAAACGAGCATGTTGATGGGGATGATGGCGACGAGCTGGTTGCCCAGGGTTCCCTCGTCGGTCTCGATGGTTCCCTCGATGCGGCACCAGGTCACGAGACCTCCTAGCGTCTGCGCGTTCTCGATGGCGTTGGGCTGCAGCGCCGTCGCGATCGCGTCGAGGATGGGGTTGATGATGGTCCCGGGATTGTCGGTGTCCTGGGTCTGGGCGTACACGTACACCTTGGCCTGCAGCTGCCACACGGTGGGCAGGCCGCGCGGCTGGGGGTCCGCGATCTGGGCACCCTGCGCCATGAACATCGCGGGCTGCAGGGAGGGGTCGACGTCGGCCCAGTGGAGCAGCCGGCGCGAGGTGGTGACGAAGCCCGCGGCCGCGCTGATCTTGGCGAACAGCGCGGCGTAGATGGGCTCGCGGTTGAAGAGGGCGAAGTCGTTGGCCATGTCACTTCCTCAGGCTGAACTTGAACTCGTTGAGCTCGGCCCGGATCTCCGGGTCCATCTCGCGGAGGGCGGAGCGGAGGAACGAGCGCTCGGGGAAGCGGACCTGGTGGGCCTTCACCAGCACCTGGCGCGGCGTCTTCATGGCGCGGCCCCAGGCCAGCTTCTGCATCCGCATGTGCTCCTCGACGGTGACCGTCAGGCCGTACTCGTGGACGCGGGCGTAGGCCACGTTCGTGCCGACCTCGCCCTGCGTCTTCGCGCCCGAGCCGGTGAACTGGGCGTTCACGGAGCGGCGCAGGCGGCCGGACCTGACGCGCAGCACGTCGTCGGACAGCTTGAGCTTCACGAGGCGCAGCAGCTTCATGGTCAGGCGCATGACGACCTTCTCCACGCCGGACACGACGCGGAGGCGCTGCTCCTCGAGTGACCTGATGACGGCCTTGTCGCCGACGAGCTCGCCGCGGATCATACGGGGATGACCTTCTTGTAGTTGTTCAGCACCTGCTCGGCGGTGTCGGTGACGTCGTTCTGCGTGAACGTGATGACCTCGTTGGCCAGCGTCTTGCTGGTCACGCCGATGCGGTCCTTGTTCTTGAAGCGCAGGCCGACCATCTCCTCGCAGACGCGCTGCAGCTCCTTGGGCGTCGTCGCGTAGCCGGCCGTGTAGCTGAACCGGCAGTTCATGCGGCCGCGCGGGAAGCAGTACTGGCCGCCGACCAGGATGAGCCGGGTCAGGTCGAACACGTAGCCAGGCTGGATGCCGTCCGGGCTGGCCGGGATCACCGTCGAGCCGACCTGCACGGACGACACGGCGGAGACGGGGTAGTTGGCGAACATCATGACGTCCTGGCCCTTGCCGTCGCGCGCCTCGCTGTAGGTCTGCAGCGCGATCGTGCGGTTCAGGTAGGTCTGGATGTACTCGGAGGCGGCGCTGATGAGCTCGCTCAGCAGCGCGTCGTTGGTGGTGACCGCCGTGGGGATCTGCAGCCACTGCTTCACGTTCGCCAGGGTGGTGAGGTCTGCCACGGCGGTCTCTCCTTACTTCGGATCGGTTTCGGACGCGCCGCCGGCCTCGCCGGCGGCCCCATTCTCGCTCCCGGACTGCTCCGGAGTGCCCGAGGCAGCCTGCGCGGCCGAATCGGCCTCCTCGGAGCTCGGGATGCGCTCCTCGGGGAGGTCCGATCCGTCGGCCTGGCACTCGGGCCAGCCGGGCATCGCCCAGGTGTAGTCGCCGGCGGCCGGGACGGTCGCCACGGTCGCGCCCGTGGGGCTGGCCTTGGCGAAGCCGATCCAGGCGCCGCCCACGAAGATGCCGGTCTCGGCGGCGCGCTCGGCCGGGACGCGGAAGTACTTGACGGCGCTCACTTGGCCTTCTCCGCGGCCTTGGGGACCGTGAAGCCGTGCGACAGCGCGTCGGCGACGTGTTCCGGGGCGACCTCGAAGAGGCCGGTCTTCTTGTCGGCGGAGTAGCTCGTGCCGTCCGAGTGGGTGAAGCCGGCGCCCTTGTCCTCGTGGACGAGGGAGACGGTCTTCTTGTCTTCTGCCATGTCAGTTCTCCTTGATGGCGTTGGTGGAAAAGAGCCCGGAGCCTTGCGAGCCCCGGGCGAAGGGCGGGGACGTTCCCGCCGCTAGGAGCTCAGGGAGCCGGCGCTCAGCTCGGTGCGATGTTCGTGATGACGCCCATCGCGAACGGGGCGTAGACGGCCAGCACCTCGTCGGAGTACACGCCGAACTCGAAGGCCCGCGTGCGCGCCGGCCAGTCGATCTGGTAGTAGTCCTGGCGGACCTTCACCTCGGCGACGTTCGGCACGTTGTTGGACTGGTACTGCAGCGGCAGGTCCTCGCACCAGCCGACCAGCGTGCCCGGGGGCAGCGTCGGGTGGATCTTGATGGGGATCTTGATGCCGCCGTTCATCGCGAACGGGTTGAAGTACCAGCCGACCACGCCGCCGGCCATCAGGCCCTGGTAGCCGCTCGCCGGGTCCGTGAAGATCTGGAGCAGCGGGCTGTTCGACGGGCCGGACAGCGCCAGCTTCGTGATGGAGTTCAGCTCCTGGGCGTTGACGTAGATGACCGTCGGCGACACCTGGAAGTTGTTCCACATGTACAGCAGCATGGCGTCGATCTCGTTGACCGTGCCGCGGCCCGAGGCCGTCATCACCGTGCCGGTGCCGGCCGTGCCGGTCGCCAGGGTCTTCACGTACGCGCCCGAGCCGGCGGCCAGGGCCGAGTAGAGCAGGCCGTTGAAGCCCAGCGAGTTGGACGACTTGTCCGACGCGGCGATCGACGCGGCG